TTTGTTTTTTGTCCAGATGAGATTGTAGGATAAACTGAGCTGAAAAACATTTCGGCAATATTGGCCGGCACGAAAGCAAACTCATCTAAAAAGATAATATTAAATGAACCACCTCGAATAGCACTTGAAGAAGTTGCAGCCGCCACAATGGTAGACTTGTTTTCTAATTCAATGTTACCTTTGTTCCAGTTAATTACTCCTTGTTGCAACCACTTAGGAAGATTTTCGTATGCAAGTTGCAATCTTCCGAGTATGTCACGAGCCGTAGATGATTTGTTTGCAAGTATAGCAATATTAGAATTAGGATTAAAAAGCGCATAGTGTAACAAGTAAGAAATAGTCGTTGTTGACTTTCCTGACTGCCTCGGTAATTTACAAATAGTGAAACGGTTATCGTGTATAGTTCTTACAATGTGTTTTTGAAACTCATACATTTTAAAAGGCACAAGACCTTCGTCAAGTGATACAATTTGAATGTATGTGGTCATAAAGTAAATAGGGTCTTCAGCACACTTTTGATATTCTAATATCTGTTCAGCAGTAAACTCCTGAGGTGTGTTAACCTTTTTTAAATTAGGATTTCCTAGATATGCGTCATTACTCATTGATTACTATACCCTCAATATGTGTATAACCTAACTTTAAGGCCGCCTGTATTCTTTGACTACCACGGTATACACTAAATTCTTTTTCTTTATAAGGTACTCCTCCTGCACCATAACGAGGAGTGGTAGAGATGTGATGTTTTAAAACCTCAATTGGATTTTCTAACTCTTCACCATCTAATAACTCCTGTAGAGGTGTCATAGATTTAATATATTGTAAGTTACTTATCTCCAGTATTATCTTCTTTGATGTCTGTAACTTTGCCTTCAATAACTTCATCTTTTTTCGCCTGTAACATTTTCTGTAATTCTGCTGTAGAACCTACGAATAATGCATTTTGTATTTTCGTATCTGCTGATTTAGGCAGTTCTTTTAAATCTTTTAATTTCTTTTGTAAGTCTTGTAATTTATCTGTTACTTGTGCAACTTGGCCAATTAACTGACCTGCAACTTCATATGCTCTAGGATGTTGGCCTTCTTTTGCAATATCTAAAATACCTTCAATTGCTTGTTGACCTTTTTCAATTAAGTTATAGTAATTATCCCTACTATAATCATAATCATTATCAATATCAGTCTTGTCTTTATTCTCCGTTCTAGGTACCGGTGCTTTGAATTCTGCATTGGTTGTTTCCTCCATAGGAGTTTTAGTTTCTAATCCTAATATTTCGTTTACACTATCTTCTAATTTACTCATCTTCGCCACTCACTGGATTATATGTTTTATTATCTGTATAGAATGATATAGTAGTTGTAAAACCAAAATCATCATCTGCATCAGCACTTGTAGGATTAGGCACAACAATTACTCTTTCTTCCCTTGGTGTAGGTGGTTTGTCAGTATCAGCATATAAATCAGCTTGTGTAGATTTAATAACACTTGCATTTGACATAGGACCATACAGATAAGTTTTAGCAGTAAAGTTTAATGTATAGATTACTGCTCTTCTTCTTGTAAAGTCACCGTTATAACTATCTTCGTATTGAACCGTATTTAAAATAATTGGTACATCTCTTTTTAAATTCATTTCGGGTATTACATTAACTGTTACCGTATAGTCTGGTTGAAAGTAAGGTAATATCTGTTCAACAATTTGTAGGCCATTTTCTGCCGTTGCTGTAAAGATGTTTAAAGTAAAATCTATATTATATGGTACAGGTGAATAATTAAAATTCATTACCTTACCATCTTCTTCGTTAGTTTTTACTCTAACTGCTTTGTTCATCTTATTTAATTTTCTATTAGGGTCATAAGCTAAACCTGTAATTTCAAAACTCATACGAGGCAATACAATAGCAAACTCTCTATCTTCTAAATTAGCTTGTTGGTCTAATCTAACTAAAAACTTTTCTTTAGGTGCATATGCTAAAGGCACTTTTAATCTTTTTGTAATAGCACCGTCTGAGGCAGTGTTTTGTACATAGATATTATTAAAGACTTGGCCAAAACCAATAACTAATTTTCTAATGCCTTCGTTGTAAAAGTGTGTACCAAACATTATTCGTCTACCTCACCAAATGGGTTTCTTTCTGTAAAGTCAAGTATATCATCTGATAAATCTAAAGGAGTATCATAACCTGCTTCAGTGTTTAAATCTAAGTTACTTGCATATGGCGATTGTGTCTGTATGTTAGTTGCACCTGTACTATATGTTTCTTGCATTAAGAAAGCAGGTTGACCACTTGCATAATCTAAGTAGTCTTCTAACTGTATTGAGCCTTCACCATCTAGTGCTACTTGACCTATTTCTAGTGATACTTTATGTTGTAATGTATCAAGTGTATTCGTATCTTCGTATTGGTCAATAACCTCTTGTCCTGTATCAAGTTTTTCTGAAGAGTATTCCCAACGAGTAACTTTAAGTTTGTAAACTGGTAAGTTGCCTAATTGAAAGAACGGCTCTTGGTCTTCAACAAATAGAATTTCAAAAAATGAATTCATTAAAGGCACATATAAAATATCGCCTTCATTTGGTCGACCAGTTGCAATTAAATTGGCCGTACTTGACACATGTTCTTCAAATCTTCTTTTAGCAACAACTAGTGTAGTATCATCTCTAATTTCTAAACCAAACTTGTTGATAATTTCTTGTTCACCAGCAAATCCTTCATTTGTTTCAAAGTACATTTCAATTGCATAACTATCATCAAACTTAGATGTAGTATCTTCACCAAAAATTAAGTCCCTATTTACAAGGGTACGAGGCATATAGTAAACATCTTGGCCATAAATCTTTAGGCCTTCAATGATTAAATTTTCGTGTAATCTTTTTTCGTTATCGTTGCCAATGCCTCGGCCTGCCTGGAAATAGTGATTAATAGCCATGGCATTATCCTATCATCATTGCTGGATTTAATTCGAAAGTGCTTCTAATTTCTTGTTCTAGTTTTTCAATATCTTGCATTGCTTGTTGGTATATTTCAACACCGTTAAGTGTCACACCACCAATCATCTGAACACCGCCAAACTTAGATAGGTTAGCACCCCATTGTTTTTTAAATAAGGCAGTTGTATATCTCTTTAAGTAAATATCATTCCAAACATCTGTGTAAGTTGCTGGGTCTAATTTACGATAACATTCAATTACAACATATTCATCTGTCGCTAAATCATTTGTCCAATCCATATCAATGTATAGTCTGTTATCATGTTGATTAAATCTTAACGGTTTTTCACCAACTAAAATATGGTCTAAGAAATCTAAATGTCTTAATACTACATCATAGTTAATCACTGAAGTAGATGAAAAGTCATATAGGTCATTTAATCTTAATTGGTATCTAACATCAAAGAGATTTAAGTTACCTTTGTTTGAAAATGGGAATATATTGATAACTGAAATAACGGATTCTGGAACAACTAAGTAATTATTATCTTCGTACCATGTAGTAGAAACACCATCTTTTGTGGCTGTTTCACTTGACGGATTAATTGCTGATAATCTTGCCTTGTCGGCTGCTGTAAGTTTGTATTTTAAATAGGCTCTTTTGATACCATCATAGTGGTACTGTTGAAAATACTGTACAGCCTCATCTATTCTATCTTCTAACTGGTCATCATCAACATTGATTTCAATGACCGGTTTACCAAGATTTCTTAGACAATACTGTTTTAGTGTTTCTCTAGTGCTTGGAGTTGCCATAAGTTATATTCCCTTTTACTATATTTATAAGATTTTTAAACTATCTTTGGGAATAGATTGTCTGAACAAAAGAGTTTTATGTCTTCCTCTGGTAGTCCTAGTGATTGCATCACTCTAGGAGTATGTGGATTCTGTTGTTGGTGGTGACAATAGTAGTTTTGTGCCTCAATTACATCATCTCTACTGGAATCACCCGAATATGCGCCAATTTTGTTAAGATAAGCATGTAGATTACCTAATGCAATATCACATATTTGATTTAATTCATCTTGTTCTGTGACATTGCCAGCTGCAATCATACCACCTGAAAAGATAGCCTTTGCCCAATCTGGCAATTCTCTTTCTTTACTAGGTTTAAAGTGTTCTACTTCTTTAATAAACCACTTAGTTAACTCATGTTCTTTTTGTAGTAACGGTGAAAAATCGTGGAATGCACCAGTTACTTTATTTTTACCAGCAATAATATCAAACCCGTAAATAGGTCCACCATTTTCTAATTCAGGAAACAAACATACATGCATCATCCATAACTTTTTACTATCTCTAACATCAACTACATCAACATGTGCTCTTCTAACATCCTTGTTCTTCCATGTTCGATTAACCCAGCCATAATCTGGATTGTTAAATCTTTCCATTCCTTGTTCATTATATTCTGTACAGTGAACATTTAACATGGTCACCATATCATCTTTTAATCTAATCAGTCTTTCCCAAATCATTCATTTCTCCAAACAGTTTAGTTGCATATTCAAAACATAATCTAGCCTCTGGCAAAACTGTGTGTTGGTATATATTTAAATATGTGTTAATTTTATCTCTTACTATATCTTTGTACTTGTATTCTTCCGGTAAAAAGAAATAGTAGTTGTTAGGACCTGGTGTTTTTCTTTTAATCATTTGACCACCAGATAAATCTCCTAAGTGTCTTACATAGATATGTGCATAAAGAGATTGTGCATCTTCTTTAATTTGTTCTATGTGTTTCATATAATCTATTGTACTTTTAGTTAAAACAGGAGTATCACTTTTTTTCCACAAAGAAAGATAATCTTTTCGTATTTTATCTGCTCTAGGTAAATTAGGTGTATCTACAAACAAAGAGTTTTCAATACCTCTATCTTCTAATGCACGATAACAATGATATTGATTATATAAGTAAGTTGCATATAGA